GTATTAAAGACTGCATGTGGTAACATTATACCGTACAACACGATACGAGGCGTCAATGTCATTGATTGATCTGAACATCCCTGCGGGCGTTTACAGAAATGGGACTGACCTGCAGAGCATGGGGCGTTGGCGCGACGCTAATTTAGTCAGATGGCACGACGGCGTCATGCGCCCAATCGGCGGCTGGCGCACCAGGTCAGACACGGCCGGAGCCTCCAAGCTGCGCGGCATGCTGACTTGGACGGACAACAGCGACGACCGCTGGATTGCCGCCGGGTCTTACAACAAGCTCTACATCTGGAACACCGGCGGCACTCAGTTTGACATCACCCCGACTGGCCTTACTGCCGGGCGAGAAGACGCGCTGGCATTCACAGGCTACGGCGGCGGGCTGTTCGGATACAACGGTTACGGCGTGGCGCGCCCCGACACGGCTCGCATCCGACCAGCAACAAGCTGGCACTTGCAGCCTTGGGGGGAATACCTTCTGGCCTGCAACGCGGATGACGGCAGGATTTACCAGTGGACGCTCAACACCGGATCGGCTGCCGCGCTGCTCAGCAACGCCCCCACAAGCAATACCGGCATCCTAGTGACGCAGGAGCGCTTTTTGTTTGCCCTCGGCGCTGGCGGCAACCCCAGAAAGGTGCAGTGGAGCGACCGCGAGAATAACAACACCTGGACGGCGGCTGCGACCAACGAGGCGGGCGATCTGGAGCTTAACACGTCCGGCCACATCATGGCGGGTGTAAACGTGCAGGGCCAGTCGCTGATCCTGACGTCAAGAGACGCTCACGTCGCAAATTACGTCGGCCCGCCCTATGTGTATGGCATCGAGCGTGCCGGCACATCTTGCGGCTTGGCTGCGGCGCAGGCTTGCGTTGTCGTTGACGCTGGAGCGTTCTGGATGGGCGTCGGCTCATTTTACGGATACAGCGGCGGCCGCGTGCAGGAGCTGCAGTCTGACGTTTCGGATTATGTTTTTAACGACTTAAACAAGGCGCAAGTCAGCAAAGCATTCGGCGTGTCAAACTCGGCGTTTGGTGAAATCTGGTGGTTTTACCCAAGCGCGGGCTCAACCGAGAACGACCGTTACGTCGTCTATAATTATGTGGAAAACACTTGGTACATCGGAGAGCTGGCGCGCACCGCCGGAGCCGACCGTGGCGCATTCCGGCAGCCCATGATGGCAGACGCTGACGACCGGAAGATATACGAGCATGAAATCGGGTTTGACTACGGCACGCTGACGCCGTTTGCCGAAAGTGGCCCGTTTCGCATTGCCGCCGGCGATCAGGTCATGTCCGTCACCGAATTACTGCCGGACGAAAAAACGCAAGGCGACGTCAACGCGACCTTCAAGGCGCGGTTTTACCCCAACGGAACAGAGCGCAGTTACGGCCCCTACTCACTTTCAAATCCTACCAGCGTGCGCTTCACCGGGCGTCAACTCAGAATGCGTGTCGAAGGACAGCGCCTTGCGGACTGGCGCGTCGGTATTAACCGTATAGACGTCGTCGGCGGTGGCCGGCGATGAGCGTACCTTACAAAGCGCCGGAGCCCACCGGCGACGATTGGTCAACCTGGGCGCGCCGCTTGATGGTTTACTTGGCCCAGACGCGATCCGCCATTGTGCAGCAAACCGGTGACGAAACTGCCGCGCAAAACGGTTACTTGATGTTTGACCGTGCAAACGCACGCCCAGTTGTCAGCCAGGGCGGATCTTACAAAGAGGTTGTGCTGAAGCAATCAGCCCCAGCGTCAAGCGTCGGAGCTGCCGGTGACGTGTCGGGCATGGTGAGCTGGGATGCGTCCTACATTTACATCTGCACCGCAAGTCACGACGGCTCTACTAATATATGGAAGCGCGCGGCGCTCACGGGCGGCTCATGGTGAGCAGTGACTTGGATCGTTGCCGGGGCTGGATTGAAAGCGCGCTTGAGTATAGCGGCGGCACGCACGATTTCATCGACATCTGTGAAGGTGTTTACAAGGGCACCATGCAGCTTTGGCCGAGCAAAAAATGCTGCATTGTTACTGAGCTAATCGTTTACCCGCAGAAAAAAGTTCTGAACGTGTTTTTGGGTGGCGGAGACAGGGGCTCACTCGCGGAAATTTTAAGCATGCACGATGACGTGATAAATTGGGCGCAAGATCAAGGCTGCAGCGGCGTAAGCATCACTGGGCGCTTCGGCTGGGAAAAGCACTTGAAAAAACACGGTTGGAAGCCACTGCACCAATCCTACGTGAAGGAGATATAAATGTCTGGCCGAAAAGGCGGCTCAACAACGAGCGAAGTGACGATCCCAGAATATATTGAAAAGGCGGCGCAGGCCAACTTGAACAAAGCGGAAAAGGCGTCGCAGATCGGGTTTGTGCCGCAGTATGGCCCGTCTGTCGCTGCGTTCACGCCCATGGCTAACGCATCGTTTGACAACACCGCCAACGCAGCGTCAGCTTTCGGCATGGCTACCCCAGCCGCAGGCTCAAGCGCTGCCTACGGCGGCATGGGCCCGGCGACTGATTTCGGCAATGGCGTGATGGGCTACAGCGCAAAGCCGCTATACGATAACATGATGAGCGAGTTCGCTGCCGACCGACCCGGCCAGCACAACTACATCAACTCATTCTTCATTGACCCCTACACCGGCGCTCCAGGCGCAAACGTGCAAGCCCCAACTGATTATAGCAACTACGCGACCGCTACCGACATGGCCAACGCGCAGATGGCAAATGATCTGGCAATTGCAAACATCAACGCTGGGGTTGGAAATGTAAACTCAGCAGTGCAGCCGGACCCGACGATCTTCAACCAAACGCCGGCGTCTGTGCAAAACGACCAAGCCACGCTAGCGACCAATCCAGGTAGTAGCAATTACGCTGACGCCTTCGGTAATGTTTATGATGCACAGGCGGCCGCAGCAGAAAGCGACCCCTTTGGCCAATCCACAGGCTTTGGAATTACAACGGACATTCTAGACCAAACTGGCGGCGCTGAGGCGTGGCTGCCGGGCGCTGACATGCAGGCGACAGAATTTCTTACAAACCCAGATCCAAGCATAACCGACCCCTCCACCGCTGGCATCGGCACGCAGTTTGTTAATGACCTCGGCGAAGCTATCTCTGGCATCGCTTCAAGCTCACTGATCGGCAACGTCCTCTTTGACGAGAGTGAAAAGCCGGGCGGAGTGAACAACCCCATTGAAACGCCAACGCTGGCGGAGATGATTTCCGCAACCCCACCCGGCATGACTTACGATTTTGCTACCGGAGCCTATGTCGATGATCCCAGCACTGGGCCAGACCCATCCGTAAAGCCGCCGTCGCGCCCCGGCAGCTCAAGCTCAACCGAAAGCGATGATGACGACGGCGGCTGCGTTGTCGCCACTCACGCAGTTGCGGCCGGAGCTTTCAACTACAAGACTAAGCGTCAGGCTGTTGTATGGTGCATGCACAACCTGCACGACAGATGGTGGGGCGAGGCAATACGGCGCGGCTACCGACACCTGGGGCGCAAGAAAATCGAGCAAGGCAAAGCCGCCGAGCATTACAGCGAGTTTCGCGGCTACATCGACTTTGCAACTGGCAGAAAACGAACACTCAAAGGTGCGCTGCATTTCGCCGCGCGCTCAGTCCAATTCCTTGTGGTTGGCTTAGTTAAAGGAGACGCATAATGGCTGGTCAGGGCGGAATGGGCGGAGGCATGGTGCAGCCAATGGCGCCGCAGGGTGCAGGCCCACGCATACCTATGAATGCGCCTAATTTATTAGCGCCAGGCATGAACAAAATGCCAATAGACCCCGGCGCTCGCCCTATGTTTAATCATGTTGCGACACCTGTCGGGAGCCCTCCCATAGCCCCGCAGGGTGGCTTTAACGTAAACCAAGCGGCCGCCGGTGGGCTGCAGCAGGCGATGCAGGGCACGCAAAACGTGATGAATGCGGGCGCGCCTATGGTGCAGGCAAGCACATACAACCCGGCACAAACAAGCGCGACGGGCTACGACGCTGCGCAAACGGCAGCCACCGGCTACAATGCGGCGCAAGCTGGAAACGTCAGCCCGGTCACGGCCAACAACGTCACCGCCGGCCAGCTCGCAAGCACAAACTTAAGCCCCTACGCAAACCCATACGAAAATCAGGTTGT